TGATACTATTGATAACTATATAGAGGTAGATAAACCCAAAGAGGAGGAAGAATAATGTTCACATTACCAAATGATACATTCCTCACCACGGAACTATTGTCCCAAATGATAATGAGATTCTATTAGAACGTAGTTCCTAAATTACAAACCTATAAAGATTATTATGATGGCAATCAACCAATATTACAAAAGCATTATGATGACCCCACCAAGCCATGTAATAAAATCGTTACGAACTATTGTTAGGATATAACCGACGCCTATTGCGGCTACATTGCCTCACCTGGCTATATTTCCTATAGTAGCGAACAAAATATTGATGATATTATGGAAATACTCAATTACAACGATTACCAAGAGGAAGATTCATCTTTCCTATTGGATGCACTAAAGGTAGGTGTGGCGGCTGAATTAATGTATATAGATAACGACGCTAAGGTCAGATTCCGCACTATAGACCCTCTTTCTTGTTTTGGTGTCTATGATAATACTTTAAGTGGCGACCTCCGCTATTTCGTTCGCATATACCAGGCTAATGAATGGGACAACTCCATTAATTATTGCGTCGATGTTTATGACGATAAAAATGTTACTCACTATAATATGGCGGGTAAGAATGGTCAGTTGACGCTACTAAGCTAGAATCGCCACTACTTTAGTCAGGTTCCCGCCAACATATTCTATTTACCCGATGAGAAGTCAGTATTTGACGCTATCATGGGGTTACAGGATGCGGCCAACATTATATTATCCGATGAGGTTGACGATTATTCCGCTTTTTGTGATGCCTATTTCGCTTTAATCGGCATTGACCCCACAGACGAGAATATAGAACAAATTGCTTTAATGAAGCAAAATAGAACCTTGGTATTGCCTGAGGGTGCGGCCGCCACTTGGCTAACTAAGAATGCGACAGATACCCAAGTTGAGAATATCCTAAAACGTATTCACAATAATATTTATCGCATTGCGAAATGCCCAGACTTTAGTAGTGAGACATTTGTGGGTGGTGTCTCTTCGGGTATCGCCATTCGATATAGATTAACAGGCATGGAAACCAAGGCCGCTATGATAACAGCCGCAATGAAGAAGGCATTGCAACGCCGCATTGAAATTATTTGCGGTGTTGAGTCTTTGAAACTTGGCGAAGAAGTGTTCCGTGATATAGATATTAGCTTTACTCGTAATATTCCTGAAGATAACACTAGCATTGTGAATTTGGTCAATGCTTTGAAGGGAACAGTCAGTGATGCCACATTACTTGCCCAGATACCTTTCGTTAAGGATGTTCAAGCGGAATTAGATGCAATATCCAAGCAAAAGAAAGAGAATATGAGTCTGTATTTGGGCGGCAGCCTGACGCAAGAAGACGAAGATAATGAGTAATCTATATTGGCTAATTCGTTCAACAAAATCACAAGAAGCCTATACCAACATGGCCATTGAAAAAAGTCGTTAGAAGATGGCAAAAGAATATAAATCACTAATGAAAAAAGTAATCAGTGAATTCGAAGCAGTCTATGATAAATTGGCGGCGTCGGTCGAAAGCCCCACGCCCGCCGATTTATATAGGCTAGATAGGTATTGGCAAGCACAAGCCGAGTTATCTAAAAAATTTTTGGAATTCGGGGACAAAAGTATTCAATAGTTATCCCTGAATTTTCAAGAATAGTATAGGGGGATATATGAGTTATTATCTCGTCCCTCAGACCCAGCCTTCGCCACATTTGACCCATTGGGAATTGAAAGAGTAATCAATTAGGTGTGGTGTGCGGATGGGTTGTCATGGAGTCAAAGAGTCTGGAATAATACTCAATTATTGTAGGAAGAACTCACTGATAAATTAATTGAGTGTTTGGTCTCAGGCAAAAAGACGACATAGTTAAAACGGGAATTAATAGAACGGTTTCAGGTTAGCTATAATCGGGCTGATACATTAATCAGAACGGAAATGGCACATCTATAGACCGAGGCCGCAAAGTAGCGTTATGAGGATTATGGGGTTTAGCTAGCTGAAGTATTAGTAGAGGCTGACGCTTGCGACGATTGCAAGGCCATGAAGGGGAAGAAATATCCCTTGGCCTAGGCCGCCGCACTTGTCCCCAAACACCCAAATTGTAAATGCTGCATTGTTCCCGTAATCGAGTAATCCAATTACTCACCTGTGGGGCGGTCGCCAGACCGTAACACTATCACTTGGGGCGACCTATAAGGCCGCAACAAAATCGAAAAGGAGAAATTATTATGGCAGAAGAAAATACCAACATTAACGTTAATGAGAACCAAGACCCCAACAACAACGAGGGTATGGAACAGGAGGCCGCCACTTACACTAAAGAAGAAGTGTTGGCCCTGATTTAGAGTGAATCTGACAAACGAGTTGCCCAAGCGTTAAAGACGCAACAGAGAAAATTTGAATAGAAACTATCCCTATCCCAATTGGATGGAGACGAACGCGAAAAGGCCGAGAAAGACCAAAAGATTAAAGAATTAGAAGAACAGCTTGCCGAATTCCAAATTGAAAAGAATCGTAGCGAGTTAAAGAGTGTTCTGTCTAGTCGTGGTCTATCCGCCGAGTTCGCAGACATATTAGCTATTAGCGACGATATTGAAGCCGCCCAAGCTAATATTGATAAGTTGGATAAACTATTTAAGGCCGCAGTTAAATCCGAGGTAGAGAAACGCATAGGCGGTGATGTCCCCAATGGGAATGGCGGCGGCAGCAAAGCCCCGATGACCAAAGAGGAATTCTTGAAACTACCTATGGCGGAGATGCAACGTCTATTAGATGGTAATCCAACATACTACAATAATTTATTGAAATAATAATAGGAGGATGCTATTTTATGGCAAACGTATATTTTAGCCACGAACTCATTCGTGAGAAGATTAATTCTATGTTAGATACTAAGGTATCTATGTCTCAGTTCATGCATAGCGACGACAGTCTGACCGCCGAGGCCGGCATGAAGATTAAGATTCAGAAGTATGTCGCCAATGACAATATTAAGGATGTTGCTGAGGGTGAAGGCAACGACGATTTCAGCGAAGTTGATTACACCGAAGAGGAATATGAGGTTGTTACTACCCAGGGTAGAACTCATTGGTCAGATGAGGCCGCCATGCGTAATCCTATCGTGGTTGACACCCTTTTGCAGGGTCAGGCCGAGAATATGGTTAATAACCTCAATCGCAAGGCTATTTCCGAGATGGGTAAGGCGACCAAGGTTGTCGAGTGCGATTTCACTACTAGCACCGCACGTTATTTCTTCAATAAGGTCGTTGACGCACTTGCCGAGATTAATGCCTCTAACGAGGATGAAAGCGGTTATACTCTCCTGGTTTCTCCTAATCAGCAGGGTTACATCCGTAAGCAGTTAGGCGAGGATTTAAGATATGTCGAGGATTACGTCCGCACTGGTTATATCGGCCATGTTTGCGGCGTTCCCGTCGTTGTGAGTAAAGCCGTCCCTGATAGTGCTTGCTATCTCGTGAACCCCAATGCGATTACCTACTTTGCTAAGAAGGGTGTAGAGACTGAGACCGACCGCGATAAGAATAAGCGTGAGAACATTGTTTATATCCGTAAGGTTGGCCTTGTTGCCCTGACTGACGAGAATTACATCGCCATGTTGGCGAAGCCCCAGACTGACAATGTTGTTATCACTAAGCCCATTAATGGTGCGGCTAAGGTTGCTGGTACTTGCGGCCAGGACGTGTTCAAAGTCGTTGTCTCTATTGGTTCTAAGTCCTATACCGCTAAGGCGGCTAATGGTACTTGGGAAGTGGCCGTTGATGCTGTTGCTACGGGCAATAAGATTAACGCTATTGGCTATGCTATTGGTTTAGCCCCCAAGGCAGCTACCGAGGTTACAGTCCAATAAAGGTTAGGGGTAGCCATTATGATAGAAGAAATTAAAGTAATGCTTGGGGCGGCCGCCCCGAATTTCACAGATGCCCAAATCGGCCTGGCCTTGAAATAGGCCATGGCCGAGGTTCAGGCCTATTGCAATAGAGAATTAGACTATGAATTAGAAATTGTTGCGGAAAGAATCGCAGTAATTAAACTAAATAGAACTAATAGTGAAGGCTTGGCTAGTCAGTCCTATAGCGGCGTCTCAGAGAATTATATTGATGGCTACCCCTCAGATATTATAGCCATACTTGACCGTAAACGCAGACGGGTAATAAAGGTGGTATGACCCAATGATAAACGCACAAATGACGGAATACAGATATTACCCTATGAAAGAAAACGAATATAGTGAGGCTATTATAGACGAGGGGTCATTCGGCACTATACTAATGGCAATTAATTTAATTAATTAGGCTATTTCGGACAATCCCTTATACACTAACTCTACTTACATTGGGATTACATTTAATAAAGAAATTAGTGATAAACATATCGTTGAATATGGCAATCAAAAACTCAAAGTCCTATATGTGAACCCAATGGGTAGATATAAACAAGTGTATATGGCGGCAATGGGATAAAAGCCATGGAAGTAAATATTACTGGATTGACTGAATTAACCTAGAAATTAGATAGCCTATTAGATATAGATGAATTATCTGATGGTATGAAGAAAAGTTGTGCGTTAATCGAACGTTCGGCAAAAGAAAAGGTTCCTGTGCAAACAGGCGAACTTAGAAGAAGTATAACTAGTAAAGTAGAGAATAATGGCCTAGAGGTCACAGGAACCGTTTATACGCCGCTAGAATACGCCCCCTATATAGAATATGGAACGGGTCTATTCGCGGAGAAAGGCGGCCGCCCCACGCCTTGGTCTTATCAAGACGATAAAGGGGAATGGCACACAACTAGCGGCCAACCGCCCCAACCGTATATGAGACCTGCCTTAGATGAGAATAGGACAACTATATTAGAGATATTAGGGGGTAGTATTAATGATTGATTACCACACACGATTAGTAACGGCATTAAAAACTATTGGTATCCCTGTTAAATATGAATTAACCCTCAGTCGAGGCGACGCCACGCCACTGATTAGTTATATAGGATTAAATAACTATGTTATAGGAAATGGCGACACTGTAGGATATAGTAGGGTTCAATATCAAATTAAAGTATGGGGAACTAATATAGCGGATTTATAGAAATACGCTAAAAAAATAGATGATACACTAAGACCTATTGGTTTTACTAGAACCAATAGTAATGAATTATATGACCCTAATTCCGCCATGATTCAAAAGATTATAACGTATGAGGGATTAGGGTATGAGGAATTTGAATAAATAGGAGGAACCTTAAATGACGAACGAAATTATTACTTATAAAAAGACTAAACTGTCTTACAAAGCTAGTGGCGAGACATATATCGACCTTACCGACCTTGTGAGTATTCCTTCCCTGGGCGGAACCACTGAGTCTATCGAGGTTACTACTCTTGCCGACGACGCACATATGTATATCCCTGGCCTGATTACATATGGCGATAGCATTGATTTTAAATTCTATTGGCGTAATGGCGGAACCCAGTTCTTAGCACTTGATGCCCTGGATGGTTCTATTGATTGGAAGGTTACGCTTGGCGATGGCACTATCGCAACATTTAGTGGTGAATGTTCTGTCTCTCTTGAGGCGGGTGAGGTCGCCACGGCTATGACCTACATTCTTTCTATCAAGCCCAATAGCAAAATTACTATTGCCACGGCAGGCTAATTATAAAGGGGCGGATTAATACCCGCCCCTATTTTCCAGAGTAGTAAAACCGGCTTTAGACGGTTTTACTAACTCATTTTAATATTAATATTATGTTTTTAAAGGAGATTTTTTCTTATGAACACTATAGATTTTATGGTTGGTAACAAAACTTATTGCTTATCGCTTACTACACGTTCTATCGTCCAATTAGAACGTCAAATTGGTTGTAATCCACTTATGTTATTCATGACTTCTGATGGTGAAACTCGTGTCCCCTCAATGACGGAAATGGTGGCGGTTCTTCACGCTTCTCTGACTCGTTTTAATCACGGGATTACACTTAATGATGCTTATGATATTATGGATGATTATATCGCGGATGGTCATGCTACTACTGACTTTATTCCTGTAATGATAGAATTATTCCAGGCTAGCGGAATTATGCCAAAGGAGACCGAGGAAAAAAACGCCTAAAAGGCGAGGCCGAACCCGACTTCGCCACATATGAAGAGTATTTTGACTCGTTAATAGAAACTTGCCTTGACATTGGGATGACGGAAAACGAATTTTGGGATTTGTCTTTGGGTGAAATAGCCCGAAGATTAGAAAGTTACCAAAGAGTGAAAGAACGCAACCAAAAGGAACAGGCTACATATGATTATATATAGGCAAATTTAATAGCTAAACTAGTAGGAATAGTATTAGGCGATAAAAGTGAAACGCCAAAAATAGAAGATGTATATCCCGCCTTGTTCAAAGAAGAAGTAGAAACGGAAGAGGAACCAATACAATCCTCGTCCGAAAAAGATGCTATAGCATTTATGACATTTGCATAGCAATTTAATAAGAAATTTGAGGGGGGAAACACAGAACAATGACAGAAGAAACTTTAAATATACAAATTAAAGCCAGTGTCCAATAGGCCGTTGATAATATTAATAAAGTTAAGAAAGACCTAAAGGGTATTGGCAAAGAAGGCGGCAGTTCCGCCAAAGGTATAGACAAAGTAACTAAATCCCTGAATGACGTAAAGAAGGCCTCTAACCAAGCTAAACAAGGCGTGGAAAAGGCTATGGGTGGCATTAAGAAAAGTGTTCAATCCGTATTAAAGACTGTAGCGTCGTTCGCCCTAGCGGCCGCAAGTTTGTCAGAGGGTATAGAATTTGGTAAATTACAAGGCAAATTAAATGCCGCATTCCAATCCGCAGGAAGTTCAGCGGCCTAGGCCACTAAAACATTCAAAGAATTATATAGGTTCTTGGGGGATAGTGATAGGGCAGTTGAGACCGCTTAGAACCTCGCTAGAATAACCACTAACGAGAAAGACTTAGCGGAATGGACGAAGATATTACAAGGTGTCTATGCTACCATGGGTGACGCCATACCCGTTGAGACATTGGCGGAGTCCGTTAATGAGACCGCCCAAGTCGCCAAGGTAACGGGAACATTGGCAGACGCCTTAAATTGGATGGGTGTTAGTGAGGATGCGGTTAATAGTTAGTTAGCAACTATGAACACCGCACAAGAACGAGAAGTCTATTTACGTAGTCTATTAAATGGTTTGTATAGTAATGCGGCCGCTATATATGAACACAATTCTAAAGCTGTGTTAGACTACAACCAAGCCCAAGCCAATCTAAAGATTCAATTAGCCGATGTAGCCGCAAAACTTTTGCCGTTAATCACGGCATTTAGTAATGTGGCGGCAGTGGTATTAGGTGTCCTAAAACCGGCCATTGAGGTAATAGTCTAGGTAATCGCAACCCTATGCCAATGGATTATAACCGCTATCAATTGGTTAGGTGCTTTCTTTGGGATATTCTCAGACGGTAAAGCTAGTGTTAGCAAGACGAATAATAACATTAATAAAGCGACCAATAGCATGAAGAATTATGGTAGTGCTATTGGCGGGGCAGCAGCCGCCGCAAAGGAACTCAAGAAACAGACAATGGGTTTTGATGAACTCAATGTAATTCAATCTCCAACCTCTACTGGTGGAGGCGGAGGAGGTGGCGGCGGAGGTTCCGTTCCGTCAGTTGGTAGTATGTAGATGCCCAATGTATAGCTACCTGATTTTGATGATTTCAATGCTGGCCTTGAGAAGAGTAGAAAGAAAGTCGAAGCGTTATTAGTTACCCTGGGTCTAATCGCTGGTGCTATGTATGCCGTCGCCAATTGGGAACCAATCACTAATGCTATTATAAAAGCTACTAACAGTGTAGGCGGTTTATTTAAATCTACCAATAGACTAAAAGCGTTATTAGGTTCAATCCCTGCCGTATTATCAATAATTGCGGGTTTGTATCTTACAATAACTAACTATAATGACGCTTGGGTTCATGGCATGGACGCTAGTAATTTAATCGGAACTCTTGTGGGTGTCGGATTAGCTATAGGCGGTGTAATTTCATTATTTGGCGGCCTTGCTGGTGCGGTAGCTGGTGTTATAGGTGGCATAGGCGTATTGGTATTATCTCTACATGATATATCCGAAAACGGGGCTAATGTCGCTAATGTCATAGGAATGATAGTCGGCGTGTTAGGCACGCTTGTCTCCGTTCTCTCTATAGTATCAGGTAAATTTTATGACTTGATTGCTTAGGCCGTATAGCCAGGTAATATAGCACTTGCCGCCTTTGCTGCGGGTATAGTGCTATTGGTAAAAACACTTATAGACATAGCGGAAAACGGTATGAATGCTAAAAATGTTATTATGCTAATAGTTTCGGCTTTATTAATTCTTATCCCCGTGATTTATGCCGTGAATGTGGCTATGTCTCTTAATCCTGTTTTAGCAATAGTAACCGCAGTGATAGCACTGATTGCCGCAATCGCACTATTGGTAGAGGCACTCATAAAAGAAAGAGACGGCATTAAAGATACCTAGACCGCCATGGAGGATTTGAAACAAGCCCAAGAAGATTTGGCTAACGCAACTAATTCCTATGTTAATGCAGTTGATAATGCCGAGAACGCCTAGAATAAGTTAGCCGAAGCCGAAGCAAAAGCGGGTATTTCGGGTAAAGAGTTATTTGACCAAGTGGAGGCAGGCACGTTAGATTATAAAGATATGACTGATGCCCAAAGGGAAGTCTATAAAGCATATCTCGATAGTGAAAAAGCCCAAAATGATTTGAAAGAATCTACAGAGGAATTGCGTGCGGCCAAGAAAGCTGAGACTTAGGCCTCAATAGAGAATGTGTTGGCATTATCTAAAGAGGGTAATAGCTACGATGATTTTAAGGCTACGGTTATTGATGCCTATAACAGTGGTAGAATATCCGCCGAAGAAGCCAGAGATTACATTTCTAGGGCTATGGCTAATATGTCATAGGATTCGCGTAAAACGTTTGTAGAGGATTTGCCGAGTAACCTACAAACCGGCCTGAATCCGAGTAAGTATGAATCGTGGGGCAAGCGGTTAAAGAATTGGTTCTCTAACCTATGGGGCGACATTAAAGGTATATTTAAACCTGTTGCTGAGTTCTTCAAAGACATTTGGGGCAAAGCCTTTAATGCTGTAAAGAATGTATTTGCACCTATCGCTGATTTCTTCGGCAACATTTGGGGCAAAATCAAAGACAAATTCTCAAACTTAGGAACGTCAATTGGCGACGCCATATCATCTTCCGTTAAATCTGGTATTAATGGCATAATATCGTTGATTGAGAGAACCATTAATACAGCCATTGGTTTAATTAATGGTGCTATCAGATTAATTAACTTGTTGCCTGGCGTCAATGTTGGCTATGTCCAAAAACTCTATATGCCTCGCCTCGCCAAGGGTGGTATCATAGATTCTGCTACAATTGCGATGGTTGGTGAACAAGGTAAAGAAGCCGTTGTTCCATTAGAGAATAATACGGAGTGGATGGATAAACTCGCTGATAGGCTGGCCGCAAGAATGGCCTCGCCCACTAAGGTGTCATTAAATGTTGATGGTAAAGAATTAGGTTGGGCAACCATTAATTCTATCAACAATATAACTAAACAAACTGGTAATTTACCATTAGCGGTAATATAAGGAGGTAATATTTTATGATTTATTTTAAAATAAACGATACTGATTTCTCACATTTAGTGAGTTCCTTGAAGGTTGGCTATGAAACTCTCGTGAGTGATAATAGTGGCCGCAATGCCGCAGGTAATACCGTTATAGATATAATTAATCGCAAGATTAAAGTGTATGTCGGGTTCAGACCGATGTTAGATAATCATATGAATAGTCTATTAACGGCAATCAAAGACTATGTGGTTAATATCTCGTATCTAGACCCTGAGACGAAAACACTAAAAACTATATAGTGTTATACGGGAACCCCCGAACCCGAATATTTCACGATATAGGATAACCGCAAAGTATTTAAGCAAATGAGTTTAAATTTCATAGAACTATAAGGGGGAAAACTAAATGGCAACAGAAATAATGTCTCCCTCTCGTAAAATAAAAGCTAAGGTGGAATTCTATAAGAATTCTACCTTAGCAACCACCTATAGTGGGGACGACAACATTATAGAAGTAGTTATAGAACAAACAGGTGAATAGGGAAAATTTTTTGGGTTTGGTATTTGCCAATCCGCCACGGTAAAATTGTTAGACCCCAATAGAACAATAGATATTAATCAATATGATTATTTCCTGGTCTATTTCACTGTTAACTCTTTACCCTATGGGGCGACCATGTTACCGAGGTTCTACCCCAAAGAGATAACACGAGACGAGAACACCAACAATTTAACCGTTAAAGGTTATGATATGTTATATGATGCGGCTAATCACACTTGGAACGACCTAAATGTATAGCCGCAAGACTTGGGTAAAGCCGTCGCCGCAATCGCCCAATACTTAAAGGCTACTAAATTTTAGAATAGTTCTAATAATGGATTTAGCATAGCCCCACCCTATAATCTTGAGGGAACAGAAACACTACGTTCGGTGTTAGATGATGCGGCGGAGGCTACCACTACATATTATTATTGTGATGGGGCAAACCAATTAGTATTTACTGATATTTTACAAACAACTACCCCATATAGTATCAGTAAAGAGGATTATTTCACGTTAAAAGCGGATAATCAAAGAAAATTGGCGAATATCACATATGCTACTGAACTAGGGGACAATGTAACCGCTACTAATGGCGGTGTCGGTGATACACAATATATTCGAGATAATAACATTCTGGGATTAAAGCCCAGTAGCGAGGTCGCCACAATACTAAAAGGGTATATAGACGCCTTAGCGGATAAAGTGATAACACCATATGAATGTACTTGGCGAGGAAACTATTAGCTATCAATTGGAACCCCCTTAGCTATCGTCGCCAAAGACAATTCAACTATAAACACATACTTATTTAATCAGACCTTAACCTATAATGGCGGCCTCAATAGTAAACTCTCTTGGACGTATAAAGACACATCGGAGAGTGAATCTAATCCTGCTACATTGGGTGAGGTTCTTAATCAGACTTACGCCAAAGTCGATAAAACCAATAAACAAATAAATTTAGTCGTTAGTAAAGTCGATGGTTAGGAAAGCACCATTAGCCAAATTCAATTAGACCAGGAATCCATTAATGCATCGGTTAGTAGTATCACGAACCGCCAAGACGCCACAGATACAGAGATAGATAATATAAACCAAAAGGTTGATGCGTCTATCACATCTGACCAAGTAGAACTAATAGTTCAATAGGAATTGGTAGGTGGCGTGGATAAAGTAACTACGTCTACGGGTTTTACATTTAACCAAGAAGGTCTGACCATTAAAAAGAGTAACGTAGATATTGCCACTAATATTTCTGAGGATGGCATGAAGGTTAGCAAAGGCGGCGAAGTGGTATTAACCGCTAATAATGGCGGTGTCGAGGCCAGGAACCTCCATGCAACAACCTATTTGATTATAGGCGAAAACAGTCGATTTGAAGATTATAATAACGGCAGCCGCACAGGATGCTTCTGGATAAGGGGGTAATATAAATGGCATTAATAACTAAATTATCGACCTGTATTATAGGTCAGGATGCCGTGATTTCCACTGAGGGTTCTTCGACTAGCGGCACTGGACGCTATAGCATAGAATATGAATTTGGTGATTTAACTGGCGTTATAGTGGATAACTTACCCGCCTCGGGTATTCCCGCTAAAATCACTTGGACAATCCCTATGGTTTTCGCCAAAGAGATACCTTACGCGACTAGTAAAACAGGTAAATTAATTTCCTATTATACTTTCGCGGGGAAGAAAAATGTTAACTACACATCAACGTTCACGGCAAAAATAGCCGATGATGCTGTACCAACAATAGAATCAACCGTAGCAACTACAGACGCTATATCCTCTCAACTATCGGGCAATACTAAGACTATTATTAGTGGTGTGTCCAATGTCCAAATAAACCTATATGCCACACCTACCACAGGTGCATAGATAAAAGACAAATGGTGTTAGAATCCACCTAATTATTATTTTGGCAAACATGGTACAACTCAAACGTTTATCGGTCATAATAATGGTGTCTTTAAATTCGGGGCGACTGATACCCGTAACCGCAGTGCGACTAAAACTATTACCCTTGCGGCAATAGATTATAAAAGCCCCACTATATCAATAAATGGTGTTGAGATAAATACTAACGGTGTCGCCACAATTGATATTAGCGGCACTTGGTTTAAAGGTAGTTTTGGAAAAGTTTCTAATGATATAACGGTTAGTTACCGTTATAAAGCTAATTCCTCATCCTCTTGGGGTTCTTGGACAACTATTCCCAATGCCGCAAAGAATAATGATGGAACATTTTCCGCCACTGTGACCAAGAGTAGATTATCTTATACTGAGACCTATAATTTTGAGGCAAAGGTATAGGATGCTATTAACACTATTTCTAGTAAAGAATATATTGCTAAATCATTACCTGTTTTTGATTGGTCTTCTAATGATTTTAATTTTAATGTTCCTGTATCTGTATTATCGCCCGCTGATTCAAATAACCCCGCTACTAAACAGTATGTGGATACCTTAGTTAGTACATTAACGGAACAATACGCTTCTATTGTAGATATTGTTTATCCCGTAGGTAGTATTTACATGAGTGTTAATGCGGCCGACCCCTCTACGCTATTTAGCGGTACTTCATGGGAAAAATTAAAGGGTAGATTCCTATTAGGTTCAGATTCTACTTATAAACCAGGTTCTACGGGTGGCGAAGCTACGCATACTTTGACATATAACGAAATGCCAAAGCATACACATCCTATGTATTCAGGTAATGCCGGCGGCGATGGTACTTGGACACCAGATGAAGGTTCATATTTGGTGGATAGTGTTACCAACAATAAAACTACTTGGTGGGCAAGATTAGGTATGGGTTATGCTGGTGGCGGTGCGGCACATAACAATATGCCTCCATACCTAGCAGTGAATATGTGGAAACGCACCCGTTAATTATTCCCCCTAACTAAAATTGAAAGGGGGTGTAAT